GTCGTGTACGGCCATAGCATCAGCAGTAGAGAATGATACGTTAGCCATAATGGCTCTGGCTTCCACATAGATCATAGTTGTAATGACGCACAAATAGATCGTCAGGCCAGGACGCACAATGCCGCGCAGGAAGTCCAGCAGCACCAGCAAGAACCCGGTTACAGGTCCAAGCTTAACTTTGGCGCTATATTGCTTTGGTTCGCTGTTAAACGACGCGGCAAAAGACGTTTCTGCGGCTACCGTTTCTCTAGCCGTGGCTTCAATCGTTGCTACCTGAGTACGCGCAGCCCATTCCTGGGCCATAAGTTCGCCGTCGATCTTACGCATATTGGCTTCGTGTTCATGGTCGAGCTTCTTCATTTCAATTTCCTGCTTTACCTTCAGGAAGTCGAAGAAGCGTTGAAACGCTACGCCAAGCAGACCCGTCAAACCGCCGCTAAATATTGATCCCAGAAGCCCTAGCATCGACTATCTCCAATTCAAATGGCTGCTGGTTCATGGCTGATTCGAGCTTTCTGACGGCTGGAGCAGACAAAAGAACTGCTTTCTGACCGTCCATAATGCCCAAGCGTTCGCCTAAAGCTATGCAGCCGTGTAATTGTTTCTTGTATGGCGGGTTATCGCCCATGAAGTTTGCGCTGTGGATGCGTATACCGGCGCGATTAGGTACGTTATCTACCAAATACATTGTGCGTTTAAACGCATTTGAAAATGTCCAGCGGCAAGTATATTTGCCAGCCGGTATGCAAGATGTGTTTGAAGCATTGTCGCGTTCTGGAAGCTCGCCGGTAAACAGCGTGGTATTGCCAAAGGTGATGCGCCCAAACGTGCCTTGGTCGGAACTCTCAAGGCGTTCAAGGACAGCCTTCATTTCCAAGGTACGCCATTAACCAAAAGCCAAGCCACCATTGCTATTAGCAAGCCAATGATACCGTAAACGACATTATCCAGCCGTTCATTAACAGCCTTAAATGCTTCTTTAATATCAGCATAGCGTTCAGCGCATACTTGTTCGTGGACGCTCAGGCGTGTTTCTGTAACGGCTGGATCGGTCATTTGTTATGTCCAGTTCAAAGTCTGCTCGTTCCAATCGTGGGCTTTCCCGTCATCAGGCATTGGGACGGGCGCTTGCCACCGGCACGTTTCTTCGTTGTTAATCTAGCTCAAGATTTCGTCGGCGCGGGCCTGGGTGATGAGGCCCTCCGTGACCATGCTCTGCACTGTCAGGGCGAGCGTGGTCTTTGGCGTACCGTCGGGATTAACGGAATTTTTTTCCAGCCAATCAACATTTTGCCAAACAACAGCGTTTGGAGTGTCGCAAGCAAAAAACGCCATTTTTTCGTTAGGCGTCAGCTTTGATTGAAGGCAAGGATATCCAATCCTCACTTCAACGAGTTTGTCGGCTTCATAAACGAGTTCCATAACTTAACCTTTCAGCCAGAAGCACGGGCCAGCCAGGAAACTCCCTGTGGCACTGGGCGGATAAAGCAATGAAGATGTGGGAGCTACAGCACTTGCGGGAGCCGCCCCGTAGGTGGTGTCTACATACATTGTTGTGGCCATTGTTGAGTTTCCGTTGATGAGCCCAGTGCTGAGTGATCCGGTGAAATTGTCAATTTGCGGGCCAGAAAGTGTTCCAACGGCGCTCAAATAATTCCAAGGCAGCATTGCATACATGGCTGAATCTTGTTCGGCCCAAACAGCGCCCCAATACATGCCAGCTGTTGCCGCCCAGGATGATGAAAGGGTACGCAGCGCCGCCGCGCCGGTAAGAGTGATTTCGCCAAAGTCTTTCGCCAAGGTTCCTGGGCCTCCACCGGATGCCTCATTGAAAACCATCAGACGATATTTTTTGCCGTTGTCGGATGTGCCTGAGTTGTAAACCGACGCACCAGAAAACGTGTGATTCTCCCAGATCGCAAGCGGGAAGTAATAGACCCTGGTGGCCGTCATGTTTGTGCCGGTCGCCCCACCCATCACCCCATAGCCAATCGGACGGTAATAAGCATTGGTGATGTAGTGAGGCGGGTTCAGGTTCGCAAAGAGGCCGCTGGCCCCGGTAGGCGGATATAGGGTGCTGAAATTCGTCATGGCAGTTGTCCTATTAAACGAGTTACCACTGTTCCGCTGCCGGTGCAGATGAACAGGACGATCACTTTGTCTACATCAATCACAAAATTTTCCGCAGCGCCGTCAATGGTTTGGCTATTGCGGCCAATCGTAGTGTTACCTGCGGTTTGATCTCGGCCAACCACAACCCAATCGTTTGTTGCCATCGTCGGAAGCGTGACGGTGTACGCAGCCGTTGTTGCTCTATACGCAGTACTCACAGCCGCATTTGTAGCGCCTGTGATTGTAGTCGTCGTGTAAAGCGCGGCAGGAGTAGCAGGAGTTTGCCAGGTTGGCGCACTACCAGTTGTGGCAGTCAGAACTTGGCCGGTCGTACCGTTTGCAGTTGAGGACGGAGCAGCGCCAGCGCCCCCACCATAAACAACACCATATTGAGTAAGCGCGGCTGACGAAGCCCAAGCCGACGCGCTGCTAAAATAGGGTATCCCGCCGCTGGTCCCGGCAACAGTCAATGCCAGCGTTCCAGAAGTCGTAATTGGCGATCCAGAAACAGAAATAAGACCGCCAGTAAAGCTCTGAGCAACACTCGTTACACTTCCGCCGCCAGCCGTTGAGGCGATGGTGATAGTGCCGCTTCCATTGGTGATGGTAATGCCAGAGCCAGCCGTAAGAGTAGCTTTAGCTAGCGTATTGCCAGTGCTTTTGCCAATAAGAAGCTGACCATCAGTATAAGAAGTTTGACCCGTACCCCCATTGGCTACAGCAAGAGTTCCAGCCAACGTAATGGTGCCGCTAGAAGTTACAGGTCCACCGGAAGTAGTTAATCCGGTCGTGCCACCAGACACATCAATACTAGTTACGGTTCCGCTAGAAGTATCAGTAGCCCAAGATGGCAAACCGCCGGATACTTTTAAAATCTGGCCTGAAGTTCCAATACCAAGCTTTGAAAGCGTATTTGATGCACTTGCATAAAGAAGATCGCCCGTAGTCCAAGTGCTTTGCGCTGTGCCGCCATTAGTAGCCGCAAGCGTCCCAGTGACACCGGTCGATAGCGGCAAACTGGTACAATTTGTCAAAGTACCGCTAGACGGAGTACCAAGAGCGCCGCCTGGTGCAATGTAATCTGTACCGGCAGTAGCAGCACTAAACGCACTAGTGCCGTTGCCTTTAACAAGGCCGGTAAGCGTAGTTACGCCAGTACCGCCATTTCCGACCACCAAAGTACCAGCAAGCGTAATTGTTCCGCTTGTGGTAACGGGGCCACCAGAGCTAGTTAGACCAGTAGTGCCGCCGGAAACATCAACACTTGTAACCGTCCCAAGGCTAGGTTCTGCCGCCCATTCAACGTCAGTTGCACCAGAATTAACGCGCAGGAATTTAAGCGCGTTGGTGGAGTATGACGGCAAAATGGCAGACCTGGCTCCAGCCGCCGTTGTTGCGCCAGTGCCGCCTTCGCTGACTTGCACCTGATCGCCAGTAAGACTAAAAGCCCCAGAAGCGGAAAGCGTAGTAAACGCGCCGCTTGATGCAGTTGTGGCCCCAATGCTGGTGCTATTAATTGTTCCGCCAGTAATTGTTACTGACGATGACGTAACAGCGCCGTTTACACCACCTGTCGCCGTAATAAGTCCTGTTACTCCAAGCGTTCCGGCAATCGTGGTGTTGCCGGATGCCGCCGTAACTACAAACTTATCTGTATTAACTTCAAAGTTTCCAAGTACGTCAAACGTACCCTGGAAGTCTACGTTGCCTTCTACAGTAAGATCGACGCCAGCAGGAATTAAAACGCCCGTATCCGAGAATTGGACAACTTCTGTACCAAGAACAGTTGCCCAAAATTCACCAGCGCCAGACCTATAAAAACCGCTGCTGGTTTCATCAAGCCAACCAATGCCAGGGACACCAGCCGTACCGGCATAAAAACGCAAAGGCGCAAGCATACCGCCTTCGCCTGTACGCGATAGCGAATCCGTAATCTCATTGCCAATATCATCGAGCGTTGTATTAGCCCATTCAGCTTCGATAACGGTATTTGGCTCAACTGGATTGCCAACGGGAAGCGTATAAGTCCCTGATCCATTGCGCGGCATTAATTATTACTCCTATTTAGAATATTTATATCCAAGAAAGCCGCCGCCTACTCCTGCATACGGAGCGATATTTTGCCGCAAAGCATCTTGTAAAGCCTTTTGATAACCATATCCGCCTAATAGAAATCTTTGACCAGGCGCACTAGTGGCCGCAGCCAATCCCGCACCAATGCCAAAATCAGCACCCAAAATACTTGGAGTCATTAACATACCAGGAAACAATAATTTTTCAGCCGTCCCAGGTCCGACATTTGGCAATTCACTACCTAATACTTTAGCTGCCGAAACAACATCGGGCTGGTTACGCGCAGCGCCTCTTGCAAAAGCAGATTTACCGGGAGTTATATCGGTTGATCTAATTGCTGAAAGCATCCTGTCGGGCGTAATTATCCCTTCACGCTGAACTACAGGAGATTGAGCAGCTTTTTGAAGCTGTTTAAAGTTTGCATAAGCCGCGTTGATTGGCTTTGCCATGCTTGCGACTTCAGGCGGCAAACCCCTGACACGCAAATCAGTTAAAGAGTCCCTTACGCCGCTTAAAGATTCAGCTAAATTAGCCTCACCTCTATTCCAGGCTTCGGTAATTCTCTTATTTAGAGAATCAATAGAAACTTTAATTGCTTCAGGAGAAACGCCTTCGCGCCCTTTTCTAATTTGTCCAGTAATAGGATCACGGAACGGGCGCGTTCCTTCTCTGAGCAAATCATCAGCTTGAGTAACAGCAGCATTAAATTCTTCAGAAACTCTTGGATAATATTTTTTAACGTCTTTTGTGGTAGAAAGAATTTCTTGTTTATAAGCATCATCAACAGGAATTACGCGCCCTTTGTATAAGGCTTTGTAAGCATCATCAAATTTATCAGTTAATTCCTGTAATCCTTCTGAACCAATACTTGTTACAGGCTTATCAGTTTCCCAACGCAATACGCCTCCAGCTTCATCAAGAACAGGAGATGGAGGGGTTGCTTTAGCAAACCAGTTCTTGTTTACGTTTTCGAGCGCGGCGCGCTCTTGTCCAGAAACAAACGATTTTGTTATTGGAAGTGCTTTGGCTCTTTCTACCGCACCCCGCAGCAATCTGTTTGCTGTTGCTTTCCATACAGGAACATTTACCCCTTGCTCCATAAGCTGCTTTGCTTCTTCAGTCGGGGTTATAACACCACCAGCAACTTCACCCAAAGCCCTAGTCAACCCATATCCAGCCGCACCACCAGCGCCGCCAAACATTGCAGCTTGTCCACGATCTTCAGGCGAATAAGCAGCAGACAAACCAGCACCAAGCGCCGTTTCTCCAGCTAAAGGCGCAAGAATTGGAGCCGCCTTTGCCAACTTCATAGCGGCAGGAAGCATCCGAGCGCCTTTTACGGCCAAACCGCCAGGTGCGGCAAATGAAGCAACATCAGCAGCAAGAGAACCAAGATTTTCAGCCCTGATACCTTCGCCCTTTACGCCTTCAAGAAAAGCCTTGTTTACGGCAACATCACGCCGCTGTTCTGGCGTAAGATCGGAAACCAGTCCTTTTAGGCCATAGCCAATGTTTTCAACATTAGCCAATGCACCCTGTCCAAAACGCTCAATGGAGCTACCCTGACGCATTTTTTCAACGTCCTGAGTAACGCTTTCTTTTTGCTTCTTATGTTCAATGTTGGCCCACGCCCAAGCAGTGCGCTCATCTGGCGCATCTACTTCATACGTCGATCCTTCAACATCTACATCAAATGTAGGCATGTTTACTTCCTACGCACAGCGCCAGCAGGAGGAGCGCCGTAATCCATATTTTGTGTCGGCGTTACCGAAGCATTTATGTTTTCATATTTATTTTTAAGATATTCATCAAGAGTTAGTCCTTCTTCATTAGGTCTTAAAACACTTTTGTTCTTAACTGACCATCTTTGCGCTTCGTTGAACGCATCAATACCTCTATCAGCAGCTTGTTTTAATACCTTCAATAGTTCTTTATTAACTTCTTTTAAGTTTTGTCCATTGTAAGTAGTCGAAATTGCAGTAATAAGTTCTCGATCTGTGTCGTTCCCGCCAATGTCAGACAATTTTGCAATACCAAATTGTTTAGAAATTGCATCTGCTAATTGATCGGCAGCAGTTAACTTATCTGCTTTTGATATGCCAAGACCTGAAGCTATGCTTGCAGTCTTAGCAATTAATGGCCCAAAATATCCTTGTGGAGCATCTTGCAATGCTCTTTCCATAGTAGGAATTAAAGAAATAGTTTGTCTGGCGGAATCAGCCTTTTCCCCATATTGCATCACTCTCCTGGCGCTTTGCTGCCTCTCGCCTGGTGTTAGTCGTTCAGGGCTATACATCATTTCAAGACGCTTATCTGCTGCTTCAGCTTTTGCAGCTTCAGATTCAGCCCTGAATAATTCTTTTCCAGTTTCAGCAAGAATATTGGCCTGTTCTTTTTTGCCAGCATAAGGATCGCTGATATACTTCCCGCCGTAAGCCATGCCAGGACCGATTTGTTCAGGTTCTTGAGCAGCCATAGCGCGGCGCAGATAACTTTGCTGCAATCCTTGATACTGAGGACCAGCAATTCCAGCAGCTAACGCATTAAGCATTGACTGTTGACCTTGCGCTTGGCGATTGCGAGCGTATTCCTGCAAAGACGCCATATCCGGCTGTTCTTGCGTCAGAGCCAAAGCGCGTTGCAAATAAGACAAACCAGACGGCAATGCACTACGGCTTACAACAGGCGCGTTCTGTTGCGGCATAGGGGTATTTTGTGCAGCAGTAGGAACGGTCTGATTAGTGGGATTACGAGCAAGATACTTTTGAATTTCATCAAGTAAACTGCTTTCATTTCCCATAGGAAAATTAATCATCGCCATAACAAAATCCCCTAAATCTGACCGCCGCCAGACATGCCAAGAGCAGCCTTTTCTTCTTCAGTCAAAGGCATACCCATCTGCATTTTATAACGCGCCCGCATGCTTGGAGTGCCTCCAGAAACATTGTCTTGAGTACCGCCAAGACTAGATTGAGCTTTTTTCAAAATATCGCTTTTGCGTCCATAAATGTCTTGCGCGGCTGCCCCGGCTTTTTCAAAGCCTTTTCTAGCCATATACGCCTGTCCCAGTTTTGACAGATGTTCAGCCCATGACGGAGCAACAGCAATATCTCCATACATTTGAGTCTTGCTAGGTTCCATAGAAGATTGACGCAGTTGTTCAATCATCGCCTGTTTCCGCATCAACTGTTCTTCCTGCGGACTAAGCGCACCTAAATCTAGAAGCGTATTAAACTGAGATTGGTCAAAACCCATACCAGGATAAAAGAAACCATTTGCCATGTTACTTCTCCAGAATCACTAAAATGCAAATGGGTTGCCCAAATAGGCTGACCCAAGGCTTGTTAGGCCGCCAAACAATCCACCCATAGCCCCTTGTTTTGCATTATACGCATCAAGAGCAGCTTTGTATTGAGATTGCGCTGCGCCCAAAAGATCGGGCGTCTGAGCTTGGCTAGACAAAGCGAACGAAGGGAATTGAGGCATTTGAACTTGCTGACCAGACAAAAGCGCGTTCATTTCGTTAAGGCTCATTCCGCGCTGCTGCGCCTGTTCTGCAATAGCCTGTTGACGCAACTGGTTTTGCATATTGGCATATTGCTGATTAAGCGCGTATTCCTGCGCTTGCGCCTGGTTCATTGCGCCCATGCGAGAAAGATCAAGTCCAGCAGCCTGACCCAAAGCTTGATTTTGCAAGTTGCCTTGAGCCATAGCTTCAGAAACACCCTGCTGCCTACCCTGCAAAGCACTTCCAAACTGCCTGGACGCTTCTTGTCCAGCCACATCAAAAGCATTGTATCTTTCGGCAGACTGCCTTTGGGCAAGTTGGTCTAGAGCGCGTTTATACGCTTCGGAGCCTTGTTTGAAGCCTTGATTGGAAAGCTGCGTTTCCAACTGTGACTGCTGGTATTGCTGCATTGGAGCCATGCGCTCGACAAGAGACTGAGCGATTTTGTCTCTATATCCAGTGTCATAAGTTGGAAGTGCGGTAGCTCCACCAAAATTATATGACGTAGTAAGGCCAGGCGCATAATCGGCGGTCTGCGTTTGCAGTTGCCCAGGCGTCCCGGCTGAAGTCATTGCAGGAAGGTTTTGCCAATCAAACGGCTGCTTATAGGCTTCCCCTACCCTACCGGCAAAACCAGAAGCAAGATCGCTGCGAGCAAGCTGCGTATCAATCTGAGACTGCAACGCTGACTGCAAATCAGGCGTCAGACCAATATTTTGAGTCCATTGGGTTACTTGCTGACTAGTGGACGGATCAGTTCCAGCAGAAGTCTGCCACGATTGAGTTCCAAACGGCGTATTAACATTTGGACGATTGGCATAGTTCTGCGTCATTACATTTTGAGCAGACGCAGCAGCTTGCGCTTGTGCAGCGCCAGTGTAATCAGGCGGCGCAGGAGTAGCTTTGCTTCCCATCTTTCTTCTCCAAATAACGGCAATTTTCTCGCCGCAACTCTAAAACAAATAATGACCCGTCAGGATGACCGTCTTTAATGTTTGCAATCTCTACAAATCCAACATGCTTGCTAAATCTAAGTGATTGTTTATTTCCAGAAGGAATTACGACAATCACCATATTTAGCTTTGCTACATTAAAAGCATAATCAAATGTGCATCTTAACAATTCTCTTGTTAGCCAGTTTCCCTCACCGGCAACGTGCATTTGACACGAAGCCCCATTCCACGCATCAAACCCGACAACACCAAGTATTTTTCCTTCAGGAGTTATGTTTCCTAAAGAACGAAAATGCTTAGTCGGAGCGTAATCAATTTTTTGACAAAGCCATTCGCCCAAAATGTTGTGTGGTCCGAAAACAATCATTATTCAAAATAATCGTAATTCTGAGGATAAAGTTGATTTAATTTTTGCTGTTCTGCCGAAAGCAAAGTTTGGTACCAATCGCCATAAACGGGATCGTTAATGTTGCTTGATAGCCAATTTATATCACCAGTTAGTTTTGTAGGATCGCTTGTCTTTTCTACACCTGACAAAACTGTTTTTTGCCAATTTCCAAAAACAGGGGTTTGCGACCATTGTTCCGGCGAAAGACCCTGTTGCATTGCCTGATTGTAAGCTGAAGCATAATCAGCATTTAGCTTATCCCAATCAGTCTGCTGCATAGGCTTAGTTTCTACGCCATAGTTGCCCACAGACGTATCTGTAGGAGGCGTGTAAACAGGCTCGACTGGTTGGACCGGAGAAGGCGTAACCGGAGTAACCGGAGTTGGTTTTGCAGACTTTCTTGTTGGCAATACCAATGGGCCTTCTGTCCTTGCCATCCAAGGGAAAGACAAGGTTTGAGGACCAGACGCTTGCTTTAGATCGACCGGCGTTGCGCTTCTTAGGGCGGCAATAAGAGCACTTCCATCAGCCATTACATTACCCCGCCAATCTGATTCATTATGTGGTAGCTATAAAAATTTGTGGTTCCACCAAAACCACGCAGCCTCATGCTTAGAGCGCCATAATATCCAAGCGCCCTAACCCCATACCAAAATTCATAAGTGTTTGTTGCAGACGACCAGTTAGCCAAATTCCATTTGGCCTCATCCCAATATGAACTTTGATCTTTAACAAAAGACGGCGATCCGGCCACCGGCTGAAAACTATATTGAGTGTTTACACGGAGCTTTACGCTTGGAGCTTGAGATGCAGTAAAAATAGGCTTTACCATCACAAACTGCTTTAATTGCCCAGGTGAAGTAAAATCGTTAAATGCCGTTTGCACTTCGCCTTCTATGGGCTGACCGCCTTCAGAGTCAGTCTCTACTTGGTCAAATTCACCATAAAGACCTTTTACAATTCGATATGAGTCCGTTGCAAAATAGAGTTTGCCGCCAAGCAACGCAGTGCAAACCATTGGCAAACCACTAAACGTACACCAGGAAGCTGTGTTTATATTCATCACATATTGAATATAAACATTCTTCTGAGGCGGAAGTTTTAGAATAAGAACTTCGCTATCAGCAACAATCTGAACATCAAAAGATGGTTCATTTAGATACTGTTTAATGATTGGGCCAAGCACAGTTTCTATTTTTGCAGATGGTCCCTGCTGAGTATTTACAAATTGCCCATTAACCAGTTTTGACATTTCAACCAGGCCAAGCGTTGAAATTATCAAAACATCGCCGCCATAAGCGGTAAAGAATCTTCCGTATTTCGGAACAGGACCAACATACCAAACGCCTTTTAGCGCAAACTTAGTTGCGTCTGAGGGGTCGGTTCCTTGCCAAACTCCAAGATCGCCTTCACTTCCCACTACAACAAGGAAGTCGTCAAACGACACACCGGCGTCAACCGTCCAGTTGATTAGACCGCGAATATAGCCGCCATTCCGCAACAAAGAACCCATCACAAATTCTTGTGCGGTTCCTGTAATTGCGTCGATGGTGTCCAAGTACCAAACGCTTGAACTGTCTTTAATTGTAAACCAAACGCGGTTTTTAAAGACAGCAACGCTAGTTGGATTGGCCGGAAGATTGGTTACGCTCTGGTGCGTCCAAGATGTTCCGTCATAAGTCCAATAACCAGCACCAGGAGAAACGGCCAGCAAAAAGTTTCCAGCGCCATTTGCAAACTGTGTTGTATTCCACTGATCTTCGTCAGAGCCAGTGCTGGCTTGGGATACGGCTGGAGTTTCCGTAGTTACGTCCCAAATGTCTCCACCAGAAGCAGCAAACAGTTTGTTCGTTGTTCCATCTGCGCTGTTATAGGAAAACAAAGAGACTACAGGATCATCCAATTCAGTCGTGTGATACTGATAGCCTTTTCTAAGAGTACATCCAGTTTTGTTGGGGATAAAATTACGCAATACCATTGCATCAGTAATTGGCATTGCATTGATTGGATCACGAAAATTTAAGCCGCCAACAGGCGGCGGCGCAACACTAAGCTGCGACGTTTGCGTAGCTGCCGATAACCTTGGCGCTTTGAATGAACGAAGTGGCTGTAATGGCATTTCTAACCACCAAATCCAGTATCCGGTGTATTAGACAAAGGCTGAATGTACGGAAACCTATATTCACGCGCCATTGTGAGAACAGGAGCGCCTTTTTCTTGGCCGCGTCTGTTTTCAAAATTAACGTGAAAATCTCTAAACGCTGCACTTGAATCCAAGCCTTTCATTTCAAGCCACTTTGCGCGGGTGTACAAAGTAACAAGAAACGAATCCAGCAAAATTACATCGCCGTTTTTAGTGGCGCGGTTTTTATACAAATCAGGATTATCTTGATCGCGTACCCAAGCCTGAGACTGATAAAAGAACGTCAGCGTTTGAGCAGACGTAGGCGGTGCCATGATATACAACTTGTTATCACGCACTTGCCAATAGAATGAAAGCGTCGGCAAAACCTGGCGAACAATTAGCTGTTGCCACATTTGCGGACTAATCGGGCCAATCGCGGGCCATTGATTAGTGCTGTTCCATTGCGTCTGGTCTACCCACTCATAAAAATCTTCGGGCAAATTAAACGCTTTTTGAATTTGACCGCTTGTGTCTGCTTCAATGGAAATTTCATAAGTCTTTGTAAGTTCTTGCCAATCGTAAAGAGCCATCAAATCCAAGCCAGAAAGATTAACGGCTTGAACCATCTGCTCAATGGATGGGTCGGAACTTCCAGCCGGATCAGAAGGAACCGGATAGCTTACCATCTGCGCTACGTTCTGAACGATGGCAGAAAGCGTAGTGTCGTTAATAATCTGGTAAGCCATCCGTTAATTCCTATTTTTCAGAAGGCTACGACTTTTTACCGTTTACCATCTTCGTCAGAGCTTCGATCTGCGCTTGCATTTCTTCAATCTTAACGTCGCGCTCTTTTAGTTCTTCATTCATCTTTTCAATCGGAGCGTTGCCTTTGGCAATTTCAAGGAACGCAATAGCGCCGCGTTTATCTTCCTGAAAGCCAAAGAACTTTTGACCAACATTGTCAGATGCAGAAGCAAGCTGCTCTACAGTATGGATATTAAAATATTTGTATTCCTCAACCTTTACCGGCGTCATGCGCGGCAAAGACGACAACGGAGTGCCTTCAATTACATTTCCAGCGCCAGACTTAAATTTTTCGTATTTCGGTCCAAAACGCTGAATATCAATTTCATTTACCGGACGTTCAACAATGCTGAGTTTGTCGCCGGGAACAATAATGCGAATGTAATCGACTTCTGTGTAAATGGCGCGACCAGCTTTCCTGCTTTCGCCAGGCATCATTTTAGGCTTGCGGAAAAACTGGATAAAAAGCTTGTCATCAACGGCAAATCGAGAATCATCAAGACCGGGAGCGTCAGCAATGGTTGACCAATCGGTTTGAACTGTGGCGGCGTTTGCGTTCATTTTTATTTCCTTTTTTAAGAAAATGGATGGCGCAGGAATATCCCACGCCATCCATTATTTTTAGAGGGTAGCGCCAACCGTAGGATACGAGAAAACCGCATCCGTATTGGTAGCAGCAGCGCCACCCGTGGCAGTGCCAAGAACAATGCCATTAATGGCTTTAGAACTGGCGGTACCATCGTCATCAACAGCGCCAGCAGTCGCAGTGCTGTTTAGACGAGTTCCCTTAGCAGCAGAAGCCAACGTGCGAAGGCTGCCTTTGCCGTAAATCTGGAACCAGCCATATTCATTGTCAGCCATAGTTGCCTGAGCAGCCCCACAACGGCTACCGAAGCCAGACGCACCAGCAGCGGTATTAGTAGTGGTAGCCATAACAAAATCAAAGCCAGTTTCTTCTACGCAAAGATAACCAGCCGCAGTAATCGCGCCATCAGCGCGACCATAAACAAATTCCTGATAACCATTGGTCGGATCATCGTATCCGCCAACAGTCCCCAGTCGGAACGCAGCGGTAGAAGTGGAAACCGTAACCTGCGTGGGATTAATACCAATAATGTCTTGAGCCATAATTCATTCCTTTCAAAAAGACCTTGGTAGGAAAGTTACCTTACCTACCAAGGTAAGTTGACCCCACCACAGGGTTAATTCTGGATACGACCCTGGAACTGAGCGCCCGAAGAAGTCAGATTGCCAGCCCAAGCCAGAATCTGAACTTCCGCGTCCTGGTTGATCGCATAGCGCCGCGTCGGGCTAAGAGCAACCATGTTACGATCCTTGTGAGGACGCAGGAAAATGTACTTCGTGTTGAGCATGAAGCCAGTATTGGCCGGGCAATAGCCACCAATACCGCCATCAAGCACAACGTCAGCATCCATAAACTTGATCGTCGGGAAACCAAGATCGCCAGTCTTGGGGTCGGTAAACCGCTGCTGCGCCTGGAGCGAAGTCATGTAATAGGTCCAGTAGGAATTGCTCAGAACGACCAAATCAGGACGATCAGAGCCACGAACCAACGAGGACCAAAGAGTGTTCATCGCCGCCTGGATCGTGGTCGAGGACGGAGTGACACTCTGAGAGCTAAAGTCATAAAGCTGCGAACGCCAGAAAGACCAAGTAGCGCGGTCAATGCCGCCGTAAGTGCCAGTGGTCGGGTCAGAAGGAACCGCCGCATCAAGGCCGGTCACTTCCTTACCGCCAGAACCAGTACCATCGCTATAAACCGACTGCGCCAGCTTATTAGCCATCGTGCTTTCGGCAACGTTCATGCGGGCTTCGAGCAAGTCAATAAACTGCTCACGGCCAGCGTTCTGCAACATTTCCAGGCCGCTCATAACGACCGGGCAAGCAAGCTGCTTAATGTTAAATTCAGCCGCGCTGATAACGTCAGCCGCCGCAACCGGCAGAAGATCGTAACCGCTATAGAAACCGGCATTGCCGTTCTGCTGGAACGAAAGTTCCTGGAAGATCACGTTACCGCCGCCAAACGGCTTTACGTTGCCACGGTTATTAAGACGGGCAAGCAAAGCATTGTTTTTGGTGACGTTATCCGCAATCTGGCGAGTACGCGACTGAATCGTAGTAGCAATAATGTCCGTAACGGACGTATTCGCAAAAGCCATCTGATTTCTCCATGATCTATTGCCCGCTCAATCGGGCGGTTAAAAACACACATCGTCCATGCAGCAGAACGAGTGGTCCGATCATGTTCTGCACCATAGGCGCAGATGGCATAACGTCCCCGACGACAAACAAATGGGATTGTTAATCTTTTGTTTGGTGTCGCTGCACGTTGTTGAAATTGTTATGTATTTTACATAAGCAGATTGCGATGATTTGTTAACTATAAGTGTTCTTGCGATGGCACTTAATTGTTAACAAGTTCGCAAAAGCAGTAAAAACATAACAATAACAATTACTTAGCAAAACATTGTTTTGCTTTATAAACCATACGCTTATCTAGAATGTGAGGCAATAGCCGCCTCAATAGCCGATCTAACGTCCACAGCCGCTCGCTGCGGCGCTGAAATAGCTGGCGCTCCAGATACGCTTACAGCCGCAGCCCTGGCCTTCTGCGCTGCGCCAGTAAGCTTATTGGCGTCAGCCGTTTTACCGCGCTGCTGCAAAATGGTTCTAATCTTGGGGTTGGCAATGCAAGCCTGTTGATAAGCTTCCTGCAAGCTAAGCTCGCGTCCACGGCGTTGCGCGACTTCCATCAGGTCGGCCATATCATCGCGTACATCTTCAGAAAACTCGGCGTTTTCCAGAAAGTTTTGAACTTCTCCAGCAGCTTCCTGCGTTAACTTTTCCTGCTGCATATATTGAGCCTGTTGAAACTGGTTCATAAATTGCTGAACTGGTGCCAACTGCTGTTGCAGCATATCCCTCATTTGAGAGGACTGAGCATCCTCTTGAGGAATTTCGCCAATCAATGCCGAATCAAGCTGTTCAATAAACGTCTTTCCAAATCTTCCAACGCCAAACTGCTTAACAATATGGGCAACCATTTGAGCTACGTCGCCAGACGTACCAGTTCGCAACCTGGCTGCTGTAGCCATCAAATTATCAACAGCCTGAAGCGGATTGCTGTTTTCTGCCTTAATGAACATTTCATAAGGCTGAATAACCCGGTTGAACTGCTCAACCATCTTGCGGGCTTCAGTGCTTTCTTTGAGCGTATTCTGAATTTCACGCTCGCGGCGCAAAACTTCGTTCTTTATTTCTGTCGGCAACGCAGCCCAATGTTCTCTTGTCTCTGGACGCCATGAGACAGGAGCTTTTTCAACCGGCTTAGGTTCAGCTTTAGGGCCAGGTTTGATTCCAGCCTGTTCAGCAACAACAGGTGCTTCTTTTTGATCGTTTCCCTGTTCTGATTTTGCAAACTTTCCCTGGTTGTCTCGCTGCTTTTCGGGTGCTTCATTTTTTACAGGCACCTCTACTTCAGGTTCAGAACCAATAGGCTGTTGTACGATGGCATCAGGCTGTGCGCTCTGCGTTTCTTCTTCTTTCGGAATAGCAGATTCAAGTACATCCCTGATTGTGGTGGGTTCAGTAGACATTTTTATTTATTCTCCAGTTGGTGAATTATGCGGCGGATATGATCCCGCGTAATTGTTCCGCCTTTTTGATAATAATTTTCTCGTTCTGTTTTTTTCTTAGCCCATGAATCTTTATAATCATCAACAGTCGTCAATCCATGTTGCTTCATATAATCGCGATGCTTCTTTCGCGTACCAATGTCAGTGCCATCAGTAGCGCGTAATCCTTCATAATGGCCGTCAGATACCATTATGTTATCTTTGCTTGCTTGCTTATGTGGTGTTACTTCGACAACTTTTTTAAGCTGTTTGTCGTAAATATAAACGCGGCGCATTACTTCTTCCTTAGCGCCTTGGCTTGCATAGCCTGTTTCAACATCTTTGTGCCGGTGTCGGCTTTATTAAAGTCTTTGGCTACAGACTGAGGAACGCCTACCTTTTTGGCAAACGCAGGATCATGCGCTGCCGCAGCCATCATCCTGGCTTGCGTTGGCGATTTACTCGGCATCTTTGTATTCCTTTTTATCTTCTTCAGTATCTCCTTTGCTCATTTCATCTTCAGACTCGGAATCCATAGCACTCATATCCGGTTCTTCGTACTTATCCGGCATACGCGCAAGCTGGCGAAGAATCTCAGCATAAATCTGCATTTTACCCTTCATAACAACCTCCTACCATTTGACCTTGTTTGCCCAATAAGCCGCAGACATTGGACCTTTTGCAATGTTGCTGGCATGACGCGCCTTAAAAGCTTCGCGCCGGTTCCTATATGCTTCTGACTCGCCTTCTTTCTTTGGCGATCCGCTTACGCCCTGCTGCCCAAATCTAATTAGCTTTATATGTTCTCCCTGCTTGGCAAGAACAGCATGAGATTTTGTAGGGTGCGATGGAGTGCGCTTGGGATTGTTAAAACCGCCAAATTCACTGCGAAGCGCATTAATGCGGGCTGAATATTTGTCCATGACTAATTCGTAAATACGCCTACGGCCAACACTTCAGCCGCAGAACTGGTTGTAACTTTCCAGCCGCTTTCCTGAGAAATCATGTTCATATCTATAACGTAAACGCCTTTGCTTACGCCGCTCGGCACAAGCAAATGCTCCATCGTTCCATCAATTATTGAAATGTTTGCAGTATTATTTGCAGTAAGCGTAACAATCAAACGATGCAAATAATCCCCAATCTGTCCATGAATCCCAAGCGCATAGCTGGTTTGTGCGCCGGATACATGAACATAATTGTACCTATATGGCTCTGGAACCCCAGACATGGCTACCTCACAATCGGCGGCAAGTTTTGATTAGGCTGCATCGCAGCGCGTACAGCCGCGTTCATCTGCAATACTTTGGCCTGAGTATCCACTTGCGTTTCTTGCGCGTTGGCTTCGCGCTCTTTGGCTTTAGCTATGTCTGCCGCTGTTTTGGCTTGCTGCTCTGGGCTTGGCTGCGGCGGTCCTGGCGGATTTGCCTGAAGCTGTCCAACAGCCTGGTCAATAACGCCTTCAATTTCACTAGATACCCTGAACTTGGCAACAGCCCACTGCATAAGTTTAAGGAAGTACGGAGCAGCCCCAGGAACCGCTTGAGCCATTGGAGAAACCTGGCTGATAAACGCGCCAAGACCCTGCATAAACTGTACAGCACTATCGCGCTCTGCTGCCCAATCAAGCGCAGCCATTGAATCAGCTTCGACATTGATTCTGTACTCCGCTAGGCGTTCGTCCTTGATAAGCTGAATAGCAGGACCGGCATATTGCGCGTCTGGCGTTCGCATAATGTTGGAGCGTTCGGCAATCGTTTCAGGCTGCCAATGCTTGCTGATAATTTCAGCCTTAATACGCAACAGATTGGTAATCCATTCCGCAATGTAAAACTGATTCAATTGTATGCGCGTGGAACCAAACTGCGCTTTAATCTGCTGCGCGGTAGCAGTCTCAGTGGCGCGAGTAGTGCCGCGCATAATGTCGGAAATGCCCAAGACTTCATAAATCTGAACAGTCTTGTCCTGACGATATTGGCGCAAATGGTCAATGGCATTAACAACCTGGTCAATCGGAACCCAATCAACCTTGCCTTTTACACCACCCGCTTCGGCAAACATTGCCCAGTTATCAACCGGAATAAGCTGGTTTTCAGCCGCCTGATTAAACATGCGCTGAATACCGTCATGGTTCTTGTCATATACGCCGACAACCTTAGCCGCCCGCGTCAGCCAGGTAATGCGCGTGTTTATCTCATCAAGTTCATTGAACTGATCTTGTGCAAAAATATAATCAGCGCGACCAATAAAGTTGCTGCTGGTTACATTGGCAACAAGCGGTTTGGGACACGGAAAAAACCCATCAAGCTGCAACGGATCATCTTTAATATCCAGAATAATGTCGCAGCCCTTGGCGTACCAATAAACCTTCTTATCCTCTTTAGACCAAATCTCAAATACTTGAGCCTTTGACCAAGGATCATATTTAGGCGTCTGCGCGTTTGTTTCCGTAGTCTCCCTTGAAAACAACGGAACCATCTTGCCAATCTGTTCGCCAAACCGCTGGATCAACTGATCCCGCGTCATGTAAACGCGCCGCGCTACCCACCGCACCTCACCCCAAACGCGGGCTGGCGAATAGAAAAAGTCCTTCCAGTAAATATAATCAATCGGCGCATCTTCCTTAACAATGCGCTCATATGTACTAGACGGCACAAGCTCTACTCCCGTAATCGGGTCGATCTGCGCCGGTATTTCTTCAATCTGTGTCTCTACTTCATAACGCATCCAAGACTGACCCATGCCAACAATGAGCCAATCCTCAATGCCTTGCCTGATAGACGCATCCCAGGCGGATACATTGTCATCAAACGAACGATTCAAAAGACGCTGCACAATCTGACCGGCAACACGCGCCACATCATCGTCAGCATCCAAAAAAGAACGCGCCACCGAAGCCTTCGGAGGACGCGCATAAAGCAAACTCAACAATACTTTCGTAGACGACCAAAACAGATTTACGCGGCTTTCTTCCTTATGCCATTCATCACGGCGATCCAGATACCGGCGCGTAATGCGGTCGGCATCTTCCTGAAACTTCATCATCTCTTTCTTTGAAGCTTCAATTTCAGCGCCCCACCGCTGCGCTTGTCCAGCAGGAGTGTCAGCAAAGTCCGTATTGGACTCAATCTTGTTCTGAACTTCCATTAGCCCAACCTTCCGCTTGTTTTAGGCTGACATTCCCAAATATCTTCTAAATTAAATTCATACATACTTCTGGCCGTGTAAACGCTGCTTGCAGTGCTGCTCCGTTTTGCGCTCGATACCGGCTTGCAACTCAGCGCAAAATACCTAAACGCATCAGACGCATGGCTATGCTGGTCATGCCGTGGCCTGTTGCGATACGTCTGGGTGCGCTCGTCCCACTCCCGCTTATACGCCCTTAAGTGTTCCAGCCCATCATAAACCGTTTTTTCGTCAAACCAACACTTCGGCAAAGTAAGCCTGGCCGCCTCAATCCCATCCTGCAAAGACAGTTCAGGAACCAGCTTCGGGTGTATGCCGTTTGCTAAAAACTGCTCAATAATGCTCTTGCCGGTCTGAAGGCTCTTGGCCTTCGCATCATGCGGCAAATATATATCCCTAACCTTATACGGTCTGGTTTTAACCCATTCAATATAATGAGCAATCGGCTGATTATCGGCTTCGTAAAAATCTACAATCTTGTAGCCATCAGGCTGCGTCTGCCAACCCCACCAACTGCAACTGTCCGTGTACCCAAGGTCAGCCACAAGATCGACCGGAAATTCAGAACTGGCCGGAAATACACCAACCCGCCCCTCGTCATACGCCTCCCCAATCAATTTGGAGTAATACGCCCCAGGCATAGCCGCATCAAAACTAATTTCATATTCAGTCGCATACGTTTCTTCAGTCATCTGCGCCCGCGCATCCCGCAACTCATCAGGATGCAAAATATTCGTCTTGGACGCCGGTAATTCCAAAAGCATGTGCGTCCCAGGATTCAACCGAGCTTCCTCGCGCATCTGCCAAAAGAAGTTCTTACCAGCCGGGGTGCCAGCAAATATCGCCCACCCGCGCCGATCCGATAATGCCGGGCGCAAAACCGAATACCACGCACTCGGCCTAATCTGCCCAACCTCATCCAACACAACACCGTCAAAATACATCCCGCGCCAAGCATCAGGATGATCCGCACCACCTACATAAATCCGGCTAACCCCATTGTTTCCGTTAAATAAACTTACATGCAATTCCGTTTCATTAGGCTGCGCCGCCCATAACGGTTTGCTCAAATCCTTAATATAACTCCACGCCACCTTCTTCGCCTGATCCCGAAACGGCGCTAAATACGCAAACTGCGGCTTTGGATGCCGACACTGCAATGCGCTAATCAATATATCCGCGCACATCGCAACAGTCTTGCCAGCGCGGCGGTGCGCTATAACAACTGCCCAACGTTTGTCCCGCTGGTGCAGCGGCAAAAATATGTCTCGCGGGACGTATTCATTAATGTCCATAAAACGGCAACACTCCTATGGGGGTACCAGAGCGGAGGGGGTATGGTACCTAGTATAGACCACCCCCCACCCCCCGGCTGACATGGGGGTAGGGGTCAAATTTTCCCCCGCCCCGCCCCTAAGCCGTTGATTTATCTACGTTTTCCGCCTGTCCCGTGTAAACGTCCTGGCCTTCCGCGCTTGGCGTGGCCTCGATGACGGGCGGCATGATGGGTGGCATGGTGCCGGGTGCTGCTGCATCAATCGGGCGAGCTGCAAGCCATCCTAGATTGATCTGGATCGACTGGACCGTGGCATCGACCTTGAGCGGGAGAGCAGCTTTGACTAGGCCAACAAACAGGGCGCGGTCTTGTATTCCGCCACGCGCTCTTTCGAGCATCCATTCAGTTAGGCCACGTTTCCCGTCTCGCGTAGTGACTTCCCTGGCGGCTCTTTCAACGGCGGCTCTAATACTTGCCGTGACTTTGTTAGGCGCTCCCTTGGGTCTGCCCTTTGATCCTGTAGGCGGAAGATTGAGCCTCCTCCGGTCTATTTTCTCTCCGTCTTTTTTGATTTCTTTACTCATTTGCATTCTCAATCTTTTGCACCCCTCGAATTCTTACGCAAGCACAAAAACGCGCACATCAGTTTTCACGCCTGGGCCGCTCTATCATCCAGCCGTTTTTATCAAAAAAATAACATCAGCCGAAAGCAGCAATCCCCCCCTTAGGGGGGGGGGATTTTGCTGTTTCCATTGGCCCGCCCAAAGTTATTCAAATGTAATGCCTTGTTACTAAACAGTTATTCCGCGTTTCCATTTCAGTTTACGCAAGCGGCTTAAAATGTTATTGCTTGTTTCCACCAGTTATATTGCACCACAGCAAATCAACTTATCCTTATTTTATAGGCATAACTCGCGCTCGAAATAAAATTGCGTATAGTTACCAACGATGTTAACGCGTATTTATCGGCATATCTGAATTTTTACGCACTTGCAGCATAAAATATTTTCCCACCTTACAACCATGTAATAAACAACCCGCTTGTGTTATACATTAGGGCTATATATAAACAAGCCGTTAGCACAACCCACAAAAGGAATACGCAACATGACCCTCCAAATTCAATTCCGCAGCGTTTACGGCAATGACCTGGTTTACCCGGTCTGCGATCAGGCAAAACTGTTTGCCAAGCTGCTCGGCGTAAAAACCTTTAACCACCATCAGATCGAAACAATCAAACAGCTTGGCTATGGCTTTGAAGCCGTAACCAATCAGCCGCGCAATATCTAAGAGCAATGACAATGACCACCAAACACACCCCCGGCCCGTGGACCATACACAAAGATTACAGCCGCGCAAATTATACGGTTTTTGATGCAGACGGAAATTATGGCGATACGTCTGTGGAAACAATCGACGCCAACGCCGCCCTAATCGCCGCCGCGCCTTTCATGCTTCAAATTTTGGAAACAATTGCACTTCACGCGCCTTCTCTTGATGCGAATGGGATTAGGGAATTGTGCGATGAAGCCATCGCCAAAGCCACCGGCATCAAGGAGCAATGACAATGGACCTCTGGAACACAGAAACCGCGATTGAAGACATTCCTGGCCTAGACCTCAATCTGCCGATCTGGATTGACCAAAACATTACCCCCAGTGATGTCGCCGCCATTGTCCAAGGCGGCTGCGCTTCAGGCGCATATATGCCGGCCGTGACGTATCACAAGGCGCTTGCTGTCATGTCCGAGGATGGCGATGAAGTCTTACAGTTTATTGAGGATCAGCTGGGCGAACTACCGCAACCAAAGCGAGGCGAAAGCTGGTCCGGCCTAGCCTGTTTCTACCTTTCAACTGCGGTTGAATTATGGGCGTCTAGTGTTGAAAGCGAATTAGAACAATTTGAACTTGAAACAGAGGAGGCTTAACCATGAAGTCACTTTACGTCTGCATTATCAAAGATAATTGGCCCCAATGCCCTGGCGAAATTATTAAATACTTTGCCACGCGCAAAAAGGCGAAATTTTGGGGCGAAAGGGAAATAGATGCTGCGAAAGAACTTAAAATGGAACCATTACCAACGTTTGAAGTAGTTTATAAACAACCCGATTGACAATAAAACGGGGAGGGCATAACGTCCTTTCCGTTACGCTTTAACCCTGCAAAGGAATACAGCCCATGACCCGCGAAGAATACCTTAACGCTGCTACCGCTCTTATGTCCCCCTGGTTCAATGCCCAGGGTTACCCGCTCCCTCCCGTCCGCGTATCTGTCGGTATCCCTGCTGGCGGCAAGGGCGGAAAGCTCAAGCGCATTGGCGAGTGCTGGTCCCCTGCCGCAAGCGCCGATGCAACCACCGAAGTCTTTATTTGTCCCTCACAGTCCAACGCAACCAACGTCCTGGCTATCCTTGTGCATGAGTTGGTTCATGCCGCTGTTGGCCTAGAGCATGGGCACAAAGGCGCGTTTAAACGCCTTGCGCTTGCCCTTGGCCTGGAGGGCAAAATGACTAGCACAACTGCCGGTGCCGATCTTACAGCCCGCCTAACGGCCATTATCTCTCAGCTTGGCGCATATCCTCATGCGGCGCTCAATACCGCACTCTCCGGGCGCAAAAAGCAAAATACCCGCATGATTAAGTTGGCTTGCGACGATTGCGGCTGGACCTGCCGCACAGCGCAAAAGAATGTGGACGCTGGCCTTCCGACTTGCCATTGCGGCGGGTCAATCAACGTTGCGTAACGCAACCGGGCGGGGCCTAGCGCCCCGCCCATATTTCTTGAGGATTACATGCTCGCCATTTTAACCAAGTACCACCCGCCCACAGGCACAAAAACCGGACGCATAAGCGCCTGGAGCCATGATGCCAAAATGCTCTTTTCGCCGGCACAAAACACAAAGGCCGATCATTTGAAAGCCGCGCAATCGTTCATGCGGGTGCATGGAATGACTGGCAAGTATCTACAGGTGCAGTTGCCCGAAGGTGGGGCTGAGTTCGTAGTCATTACAGGGTGGGAACAATGAAACAGCTATTTATCGCAATCGCAGAAGGTGCGGCGCTGCTCGCGCTGTTAGGTGTAATTTATCTTTGGCTTATGGTGATCGCATGACCCTGCTCGCATATCACAATGACCCGGCCATCAAGGCCAAGCTACTGGCTGATCTACAGGCTCACGCCGACGTCGACCGGCTGGTGAAGGGCCAGTATTGGGAGGACGGCAAAGGGTGCGCGGTGGGCTGTACTTTGCACAGTCTCGGCGCGATTGAAACAAACAAACATGCCGAATACGAACGGCTGCTCGGTATCCCGCAGATGCTGGCGCGGCTAGAAGATGCAATATTTGAGGGGCTTGCCAATGCCGACGCGATGAAGTGGCCTGTGCGGTTTAGCGCCGCCATCATCCCTGGCGCGGATTTATCGCGGGTGGGGTGGAAGTTCTTGCACTGGCTGTTGACCGACGAATTGCCGAAAACAAACGACAAGCGTGTAAACGCTGCTATTGCGAAATGCGCTGATGTGTTGCTGCCGCTGACTTGCGGCGAGCCGGTTGACCGTGAGGCGGCGGCGCGGGGGGCGGCGGAGGCGGCGCGGGCGGAGGCGTGGGTGGCGGATGCGGCGAAAGCGGCGGCGAGGTGGGCGG